ACAAAACTCATGAACTGGTTTGTGGCCTATCATTTGTTCTGATCTAACCCCGTAAATACCTGGAATATAAATTCCTGTATCAAGTAGAGCTGAGATGAATTGCGCTTCTGGTGAATGGTCTGCTGATGAGCCATAATTTATCTGTGTGCTTCGGTCATTTACTAGATGAGCATAGGCATCCTTTTCTGTTTTCCTTAACTCACCCTTCATTGGGTCTCCTTTTCTGTGTGTAACGCAAAAAAGCTCTTAAGCTTTAGAGTCGGATTACCGATACTAGTGCTTAAGAGCTTTAAAAGGGAAGTCATTTACTGACTATGAGAAGACATACTGCCCCCTCCCCTTGTGAAAGCAATTATAGCAGATAAAAGTTAACAGAAACACCTAACAGGAACTAAAAGCAGTACATAGTTTATAACAATTTCGTTATAAACAGATAAACCCTGTGTTTCCTGACCTCAATGGTTTTGCAATTAGGTAACATATGGTAAACTCAAAGCGTCTAGCTGCTTGCTGATAGACAATCCTCAACAAATAACAATTCAGCAGATAAGAGTTAATCTTGATCAACTGAAAGAGCGACAGCAAAGACGAGGAATTGCAGGCTAAGAGTTAATCAAAGCCTTGCTGGCAGCGGGAGACGTATATTTAGCAGGAAAATACAAGAATTCCATTATTTTCCATAAAAATACAAGAATTCCGTTATTTTTCATATATGTATATATCTGATATACAGATATAGATATTCTTATATACCTGTATTATCTATATATAGATATATATACAAAACAAGGAGATAAACATGGCATGGCCATTAAGTAAAAACCGCAAGGTAACATGTCCCTACAAGACAAAGGGAAGCCAATGGATGTCAGGATGGCATCAAGGAGTAGATATTGGTGCTCCTGTAGGTGATCCAGTATTTGCTGCTGCTAACGGTAAAGTTATCGGTGTAGGTATTTGGGGTTCATCATTTGGTAAATACTCACCGGTAATCAAGCACGGCAAGCATTACACGATTTACGCTCATGTTGCTAAGTCTTATGTCAAGAAGGGTGACAAAGTTACTCTTGGTCAGCATATTGCTGATGTTGGCGTAGAAGGTAACAGCGGTGGTCCGCATCTTCATTTTGAAACCCAATACAGCCCTAACTGGACTGTTGGTGGTTCGCATGACCCTAAATGGCTTCTTGCATACAAGGGTCGTCATCCACTAAAGCGTGCAATTGCGTTAGTAGTTGCAAAGCGCAAGTAAATGTGTGTATAGTATTCACATGTTGCAAACAGAAGCATATTAGGCGGCCACAAACAAGGCTTTGAGAAAGCGGACTTCGGTTTTCGTAAGTTAAACCTCCAGGGTTGATCACCTGGGGGTTTTCTTATGTTAAATTGTTTTTATGGCTTGTTTTATTGAGACACGCCAAAAGGGGTAGGAAGGTATCGACTAGACATTAAAACCGCATGTCGGTAGTGTTTAGGACCAGAGTTCGATTCTCTGCTACTCCACGGAAAGGTTAGCGTATGAGTACTTCAGACATTATTTTAGGAATGCTATTGGCATTCTTAGGTGGATCAATGTTTTTATTAACTCTCATGATGATGCTGATGATTTGGGATGATTATCAAGACAACAAGAAAAGTCGTAAAAGCAAAAAATGACATTCGCACCGGCTTTTAGTCTTACTCGACCACCTACAAACAAAGAAGAGCTGTGGTGGACAGTTAAGACTCTTTGGGGAGTAGAACTACCTAGAGTGCAGGTGTGTCCAGATCACACAGCACCTTTTGATGCATTTGCGGAGGCTTATTTTGGTAACGACTATAACTGGGTTCTTTGGTATGGTTCGCGTGGTACTGGCAAAAGCTACATGCTTGCTCTTTTGGCGCTTACTAAAGCGGCTCTTTTAGAAATTAATGTAACTCTTCTTGGTGGGTCTATGGCTCAGTCACAAAACATTCATGAGCATGTGGAGTTTTTGACGCAGTTCCGTAACGCGCCTGTTCACGCTATCGAATCAATTATTAAGACGCAGATTACGTTTACGGGCGGTAACTGGATTCGCCCACTACCAGCATCTCAAAAGACTGTTCGTGGTCCTCACCCTCAAATGACTTTGCTTGATGAGATAGATGAAATGGAACGTAAGATTTATGACGCTGCTATGGGTCAGGCTATGACTAAGCCCAATGTGCGTGGTGTAGAGGTAGCAGAAATGGTTGTTGCTTCAAGTACTTGGCAGAACCCTGTTGGCACGTTCCAGTCTGTTATGGATGAGGCTTTGGCTAAAGGTATGCCTATTCGTACATGGTGTTATCGGGAGCAACTAAAGCCTCATGGCTGGATGGATCCTGATTTTATTGAACGTAAGCGCATGTCTGTTCCGGCTGAAATGTTCCGAGTTGAGTACGAGCTTGGCGAGCCTGCTGGTGGTTCTCGTGCTTTTGATTTAGATAAACTTAATAAAGCGTTTGTTGATATGAACATTATCGACGAAAGACATGCCGGTAATGATGATGAATGGATTTTTGAGCATCCTATGCCTGGTGGCACTTATGCTGCTGGTGCCGATTGGGCTAAAGAGCAGGACAAGACAGTTATTGTTATTTACCGTCTTGATGATGGCGGAAGGAGGGTTGTTTATTATCGGCGCTTTAATCGCAAGCCTTGGCCTGAGATGATTTCAGCATTCAATCGCGTTGTGTCTGACTATCAAGCTTTGGCTTGTCATGATGCTACTGGTATTGGCAATGTTGTGCATGATCTTGTGGATGAGCGTGTTATTAAGTTTGTGATGTCTGGCCCTAAACGCACGCAAATGCTTACTAACTATGTGACTGCTGTTGAGCAAGGTAAATACAAGCTGCCTCGCAATACTCCTGCGTTTAATCAGCACAAATCCACAACTGTTGAAGAGGTTTATGGTGGTGGTGGTTGGAACTCTCATTTGTCTGATGATGTGGCTGCCTTTGCTTTAGCGCACCATGCTGCAGAACGTGCTTCGTTTGTTGCTGGTACAGAAGGTATTAAGAAAACTACTTATGCTCCTGAAAAGTTTAAAGATATTACTCCTACGTTTGAGGAAGATGCACGTTACACAACTCAATCTGGCGATGTAACTGTTAAAGATTCTTATGAGGGTGTAGCAGTTTTTTGGACTTAATGATTGCGCTACAGTCAATGTGCGCCTAGTCTTAAGGTATCTACTGTCTTATTACCGAGGTGTTCATGAAAAAGTTCCTCAAATGGCTTGCTTCTAGCCCTTCTGCTGCAGCGCTTAAAGTTATCTTGGGTGGTTCTCTTGCAATTTTTATTGATTATGTTGATTCATTTAACCTTCCCCCTACAATTGCTTTACTCATTGTTGCTGTAGTTCCTTTAATTATTGACGCGCTTAATCCACATGATCCTCGTTTTGGCAGAGGCAAGACGCCAACTCTTGTTGATTTTTTAGAAGCAATTGCTCCAATTCTTGCTAAAGAAGAGACAGTTGTTGAAAAGCCAAAGAAGTCATAATGCAATTAGTAATTCAGATTGGCCAAATATCTGGAGCTTTAATAGCAATCCTGACTTTAGGTGGAATTCTTGTTAAGTGGGGAATAGTAAAACCCATAAAGGCTTACATCGACCAAATGACTTATTCTATTCAGCCTCACGCTAATGGCGGTAAGTCTTTACCAGATATTGCTGATGCTGTTAATCGTTTAGAAGCAAAGCTTGACCGTCATATTGAAACAGACCATTCTTGCAATAAATAGGCATGGTGTATGATGTTTTCATACCCGGAGGAATCATGGAAATCAAACTTATTAAGTCTTTGGAGCGTTTGCTCGCGAATGTTTTTAATGAGTATCTTCATGCTCATGGTTTTCACTGGAATGTTGTTGGTTCTGATTTTGCTCAGTTGCATAAGTTTTTTCAAAAGATTTATGAAGATGTTTACGAGTCTGTCGATCCAATTGCGGAGAATCTTCGTAAACTAAACGTTAAGTCGCCTTTTCAATTGTCACAATTCATTAAGTTAAAAGACACTCCGGAATCTAATCCTGCTGATGCTATGGCTATGATTTCTGCTCTTTATTCACTTAACGCCAACGTTATTGCTAATTTGAATGAAGTATTTGAATACGCAAATAAACTTGACGAGCAAGGTATCTGTAACTTTATTGCTGCGCGTATTGAAATGCACCAGAAGTGGGCTTGGCAATTACGTTCGTTTAAGGGGTAGTTGTGCCTGTTCAAAAAAGCAAAGATGTGCCTGTTTGGGAAAAACCAGACCCTACAAAGACTGAGGATCATTTAAGTAAAAAGAAAAAGGCATCGGCTAAAGCTAGGGCGAGAGCTGCTGGTCGTTTTTATCCTAATTTGATCGATAACATGGCTGTTAGCAAAGAAAAACCAGCATCTCTTAAGATTTCCGGCAAACTTCATCGCATTTATGAAGAAAAAAATGGCGACATAGTTGTTAATCATGCCGGCTCAAAGAAACAAAACGGCAAGTACGACAAGATTAACTTGTCTGATGTGGCTGGCGTTAAGAGTGTAAAGAGTGGGGTCAAAGCTACTACTAATTGGCATAAAGAAAATCCTCATACAGATGTTAAAAAGTTTGATTCTCCTGCTTGGACTCGTAGTGAAGGTAAAAACCCTACTGGTGGACTTAACGCTAAGGGTCGTGCTTCTGCTAAGGCCGAGGGTCATAATCTAAAGCCACCAGTTAAGGCTGGGGACAATCCTCGTCGCGCTTCATTCCTTGCTCGTATGGGCGGTATGCCTGGGCCTGAGCATAAGCCAAACGGTGAACCAACTCGCTTGTTGTTGTCTTTGCAAAAGTGGGGCGCTTCGTCTAAAGCTGATGCTAAGAGTAAAGCTGCGGCTATGAGTGTTGGTAAGTCAATGGTTTCTCCAGGTGTTTATAGGGCAGCCAGTAAATTGACTGCTGCTGAGCGTAAATCCGTTAAAACTGGCAAGCATTATGCTGCCAGCCAAGGTGCTGCAGCGCAAGCTAGAGACACAGAAAACA